GCTGCGGAACTCATCATTGCGAAGAACCGGAACGGCGCGGCAAACATGAGCCTGCCGCTGACATTCATTCCGCAGTTGGCGTCTTACAAATTGCGCGCACCTTTTCAGACCTTTTAAAAATATTACCTAAATTTGCATACCATGACCATTGACATTTTCCTGATGCTCGTTTCCATCGCCGGGGCATCCGTGCCTTTCGCGCTGAATAACCAGCAGCGGCCCGACGGAGTGTTTGGCGGATACTTTGTCCTTGCCTGTCCGGAGTGCCTGTCGTTTTGGATTTCCATTATTGCGCTGGCCCTGTTGCAGGTCAATCCTATTTACGCCGGTATTGCCCCCATACTTGCAAGATTCTTTTCAAAGACCCTGTACCGATGAGCGAAGAACAGCGCGCGGAATTCGCGGCACTCCTGCCAAAGTGGCAGCAGTACAAGCGGACGCTTGCTTGGACATTTACCGCTGATGAAAACGCGGCAATTACCCGGCTGGCCTTCGTCTGCCTTAATCGAAAACTTACCACCTGCCCAAGCTGCAAGGTGGATGCAATGCGACAGTTAGAAAACCTCTATGGAATTTAAGCACTCAGGAAACGCAGGCGACATCATTTATATGCTGCCCACCATCGCGGCGATACCGGGCGCACACGTCCTGTATCTAAATCCGAACCGACCGGCGCAATACGCAGCAGGTCTGCACCATCCCGGCGGCTCTGTGATGCTGAACGAGGCAACCTGTGAAATGCTGATTCCCCTGGTTGAACATCTTGGGATTGCTTGCAAGGTTTGGGAAGGCGAAGAGTTCGATTATGACCTTGACCTGTTCCGCGAGGCCCGTATCAATCTTGCGGCCTATGACATTCGCCGGTGGATTATGGCGGTGTACCCTGAATTGCGGCCCGGCCCTGCGCTGAAGTTCACCCGATGGGCAGTTGAACCTGATTACATTACCGTGAACCTTTCTGAGCGATATCGCAACAACGCGGCAGGCGGAATGGATAAATGGAAACTCCTTAATGACCAGCCTTACCGCGTGGTCTTCATTGGCGTGGAATCGGAATACGAAGCTTTTAAAGTTCACGTTCCGGATGCGTTCAAAGCAGACACCCCCGACTTCCTGACAATGGCCCGGCTGATATGCGGAGGCCGGATGCACTTCGGCAATCAGAGCAGCCCGTTTGCAATCGCGGAAATCTTCGACCACCCGCGAGCATTGGAACTCTCACCCTACTGCCCTAACGTGGTAAGCACGGGCGAAAATTGGGGCGTGATTTACAATTCAGATAACATGGTTCATCACATCGAAAAATTGACAAAATGAAAAAATTTATCCAACTACCGTTTCCAAACGTTAAAGGTCATTTTTACCTTCTCAGGGAAGATATCAAAGCTTTTCGGCTTTACTACGGAGCAGAACAAGAAGCTTTGGTTATTGATACTAAAGACGGGTTGACACATAATGTTGTTGCTAAAAATGGCGTAACAATGGCCGACCTTGATGCGATTGTACTTGAAATCTTAAAAGACGATGCCTAAGAAACCCATAAACCCCGACAACCTGACATGGTGGCACTCCATCACCCTGCCCGATGGAACGAAGACGAAAGGGCAGCACGATTACGACACGGCCACAGGTGACCGGTATCTGTTCCCTGAGGTGACCGGCAAGAAGGTACTGGATATCGGAACCTTTGACGGGTATTGGTCAGCAAGGGCAGTCAAGGGCGGAGCGGCTGAAGTAATGGCCATCGACATCAACGAGCGCAAAACAGCGCACTACATCGCAGAGCAGTTCGGATTCACCTACACACCTTCCAATAGGGCAGACATGAATCGGCCATGCTTTTTCCATCAGTGGGATGTGGTTCTGTTTTACGGCGTGGTTTACCATCTGTATAACCCTGTGCAGGGCATCGTAAACGCATTCATCAGCACGTTGCCCGGCGGCATCTGCTTAATCGAATCCGCTGTCAATCAGGCGGGCGCACACGGTGGGCAGGTAAGGTTCAATCCTTACCCGCATGACGGAGACGATACCAATCACTTCATGCCAACGATTGAAGGGCTGAAAGAAACCATTCTGTTGGCTGCGAAGATCGCGGAACGAGAAATCGAATTGCAGCAGGAGGCCACCGATGAAGGCAAGTTCCGATGGACAGGTAAGTACTTAGTGAAGTGAAGCACTACATCATGGTTTATCTTGAATCGCGCGGCCTGACAAAGACAGACTTCATCGGCTGCGAGGTATGCGGCGTGGTGGCATCAGACATTCACCACATCCAACCCCGTGGAATGGGTGGGAGCAAGCACCGAGATACACCGGATAACCTGATTGCACTATGCAGACCCTGCCACACAGAAGCAGACTTTGGCACGGTATTGCCGAAAGAACTACTGAAACAAATCGTAAACACTAAACTACATGGCACGACCACGAAAGATTGACAGCCCCGAAACATTGCAGGCTGCATTTGATGAATACATCGGACATTGCAAGGCATACACCAAGCCGGTATTAAGCAATTCTGGTAAGCTGGTAAACGTTCCAACACCCCGCGTTCCGACCGTGGGGGAGTTCTGCCGGTTCATGCAGATGGACAGAAACACACTCGATGAGTACAACACACGGCCTGAGTTTTCCCGCACAATAAAAAGCATTCACGAAGCAATCCACGATGCGAAACAGATCGCGCTACTGAATGGAGAGGGCAACACCACCGGCCTAATCTTTGACCTCAAGTGTAATCACGGCTGGAAAGACAAACAGACCATCGAGCATGAGGGCGAAATCATCGTGACCATGAACCTGAGCAACTGATGCTGATTGTAGCGGCACAACTTGAAACCCTTCGCACCCGGAAAGACCGGACGCTTTCCCTGACCTTCGGCACTCAGGAACTTGACCCGGCCAAGGCAGGCGAACTGATGACGCTGAACCAATCGCTGTGTTACCTTGCAATCAAGCCGGAATATTTCAGCGCGGAAGAAGAAGAGGCCATCGACAGCCTGCACGCTGACCTGAGTGATGCGGGTAAAACCCCTTCGCAGCGGTTGCGGTCTGTGCTGTTCGTGAATTGGCAGAATGACTGCCAAGGCTTCAGCACCTTTGCGGCGTACTATGCTCACAACATGGAACGCATCATCGAACACTATAAAGCCAAGTTGGATTGAAGACCTACATCACCGAATTCACAGCGATTGACCAGGGGGACGGCACGCTGAAGAAATATGCCGGGCAGAACATCGAGGCGATAAGCTGGGCGCAGGCAGAGGCGATCTGCCGCCTTCAATACCCGTGGCTCAAGGTAGTCGGCAGGCTGCACATGATCATCGACACCGAAGGTGAACACCACTATAACTTCCACGCAAATTGAAGATACTCGGAATACTTAACGGCATGAACGGGGTGAGTTACCATCGCCTATATACCCCATTGCACGACCTGCGAATCAGGGACTTTGCAGAGGTTGACATCTGGGCCACACGCGATGACAAAGGCAACTACCAGCCGCTGCCCGACCTGAGCCAGTATGACTTGGTTATATGGAATGGCACACTTGCCGAACCACAAGACCGCATTATTGAAATCCTGAACACGCTTGGCGTTCCCTTTATCGTGGACATGGATGACCATTGGATGATGAACAGGTACAACCCGGCGCACGCTGAATGGGAGAAGCGGGGATTAAGCGCGAAGATTCAAAAGGCCATCTTCGCTGCCGATGCTGTTATCTGCGAAAATGAAAGACTACTGAAAGAGGTGAGCAAGATCAACCGCAACGCATTCGTTATTCCCAATGCGCTGAACCTGACTGAGCTGCAATGGAATCAAGACAAGCAACCCGATAAGCGATTCAGGGTCGGGTATGTGGGCAGCCGGTCACACCGATACGACCTGCTGATAGTTGCCGATGCTGTGCGCGAATTCTGCGAGGAAACCGGCAGCGAATTCAATCTTTGCGGATACGATGAGGCAGACCTGGAATGGCAGGCCGTGGGCAATGCGTTTGCGCCGGTGGGGCATCCGGAATGGCTGAAGCTACGCCCAGGTGTTCACCCATCGATGTACGGCATCTATTATTCCCGCATGGATGTGGTCTTAGCCCCGATTATTTCCAATGGATTTAACCGGGTGAAGTCAGACCTGAAGGTGAAAGAGGCTGGCTGCTATTCGCTGCCCGTGATTGCATCGGACTTCGGGCCGTATGCTAACCATCCATCGCCGGGAGTCTACACGGCCCGAATGCGAGCGGATTGGAAGGCCCGGCTGTATGAGGCGTATGAAGGCAAAATGAATGGCACGGCGAATGCTGAATACCTGTCTGCCAATGGTGACTTATCGCAGGTGAATCTCGACCGCGTTCAGTTCTTTTATGACGTTCTTAGTTCTGTTCGGTAAATATTTAGTGTAGTTCGGTAAGCGTTTAGGCTGTTTTGCGAAAATAGTTCTTGCGGGATTGGATAAGGATATTACCTTTGACCCATGCAAAACGCACAACACACCACCATCACCGCTGACTTCATTAAGTCAGTATGCACAGAGGCCAAGCGCGCTAACGGCGGCTGGCTTGAAATGACCAACCTTCCTGCAATCGGTATCGGGTACAGCGTCACCCCATTCGAAGACAAGACCGTTATCCGATTCGATGCACCCGTGACCACGCCTGACGGTCAGACCGGCACACGCTTCCGCGTATTCCCTGCGAGCAATCGCAAGCCTGAAGGACAATTTAACGCACTGCGCTGATGATTAAGATTGTGTACAATGGCCAAACGCGAATACTTTCGCACAAAGAGGAATTGTCCTATAAAAGAAGACAATATGCACACCTTTTGTCGCAACACATGACTTCTTTACAGGACTATGTAAGAACGGTAAAAACTATGAAGGAGTTGCGCAGGATTAAAAAAATACTGGACAAGATTGACCCTTGGGAGGAACTTTACCAAACCAAATAAATTAACCTATGGAACAATACAACACCACCGAACAGCAGCACACCGAGTACGCTCAGGGGCTGCACATCATCAACGCGCTGGCTGATTATGCCATCCAACAGGACAGCGGAGCGATTGACCCGCTGGCAGCATTCATCACCCTTTCCCGCATTGAGAAAATGGCGGCTGATCTGAAAGGCCAACTCAAAGACCAAGCCATGAGCGAGGCAGCCAAGTGGAACGAAAAGACCTTCCACTATTTCGGATGCGAGATTCAGAAGAAGGCAGCGGCCGGGCGATGGGATTACAAGTCCATCCGCGAATGGTCGGAGGCCAAGGCGGCACTCTCTGCCATCGAAGAGCGGGCAAAGGCTGCTTACCAGCAGGCCACCAAGTTCGGCACGACTACGGTCACCGCTGACGGCGAAGAAGTTCAGTTGCCAACGTACACAGCGGGAGGGGAGACGCTTGCCATAAAGCTATGAGCGGTACTAAAGCAAATGCCCCGCAGCGGTATGCGCAATTCATCCGTGAGTATAACGGAAAAGAAATATGTCTGATGGACAAGTTAGAGCAACACCAAATGAGCAGGACACGCCACGAATGGGTAAAGTCAGGAGTTGCTACATGGGTACACCGGGGATATTATCGTATAGAATCAGCACAGCCAATGTCGGATGCAAAAAAGGTTTTGAAGATTCAGTATGTAATGAAAAATGCTTCAAAAAAAATTAAGCAAACCGACCTTTTCCAACAACCTAAAACCGAAATCAAGCCGAAGACCAAACCCAAACCCAAGCCTGAAAAGCCAACACGCAGAAAGCGTATAAACATCTTGTGGGGCTTAATCACCATCGAATCATGAGCAGAACAATTCACTTTATCATTCAGGGCAGCCAATCCGCATTGCACAAGCATTGCCCGTATGGCTACCTGCACATGAACGTCCACACCGACCCGCAGTTTTTCCTGCATCAGCGGTACGAGAAATTCAGCTACCTCAAGGCGTGGGAATCGATAACCGAAGAATTCGGTATGGAACTCAGCGTGGCAGAACTTGACCAGGCTCTGCACGATGAAGCATTCACAGGCGATGAGCTTAGCATCTTCCAGGTGACAGCCGACGAGGCCGCGCAATGGATTGAAGAGGCAAAGGTCTACAGCCATGATGTCGATTGAAGAGGTACGCGCAATGCCCGGCAGCTACATGGCGGACGGTTTAACCACCGGACACCTTTGCGTTTTTTGGGATGGCGAACACCCGCAGGAGTGGACTGTTGCCAGCTATTCACACAGCGAGGTAACGACCCCCATTCACCGCCATTGGACTGAAGGCAGCAGATACTTCCATCACGTTCAGCCAATCCACGAATGGTCTCGGCTGTGCGGAATATGAAATCCCGAATGCTGCCCGGAGAGATTCCGGGAGCGGCTGAGTAGTTCTGTGCCGCATGAAACAAAGGGGGTGTTTACTGACAGCCGGGAAAGACCGGCAACTTGGAAGTAGCTCAGGGAGCGGCGTTCTGCTAAGGCGCATCGCGGGTTCGATTCCCGCGCTTCCACTATCACCTTCCTGACGTCGGGAAAACGATAAGGGCGCATTTCTATTTTCGATACATTATAGGAAATGGCCTATTCAATAGAGCAGCAGCCGTCCGAGTACTCACCGGCTTTCAATCCGCTTACCTTCGTGGTCAAAGAATCGGATAACGCCATCACCGGAGCGGCAAACTTCCGCTACCTGTGCGAGGTGGAAGTTAACGGCTCAATCGTTGCAAAACTCAAAGCACCAATCAGGTATGGCAGTTCACAGAATGAAGCGGTCTTCGATGTCACCGAGATTATCGCAAGCTATGTCGGCAATGACTTCCAACCACCATCAGCAGCGGCAATCGTCCCGCAAGACAGGATCGCGACATGGCGGGCGAAGTTCGGATACGAGTCCGGCTCAGGGGTCATCACAGAGGCAACCGGCGTAGTCAACACCGGCAACAAGTTTTCGTGGGATGCCTGCGTACCGGTACAGGATTTCCCGACCTTCGCTGTTGCTGACTACCTGACCGCATCCGGCGGCACGGCTGGGGCAAAGTTCCTGACCGATGTACGGCCGCGTTCCGTACAGGCGGCAGAGCAGCACAGCCTAACCGCGCTATTCGGTACGGATACGGCCAATAAGGTAGTTGAGTTTAAGAGTTACAATGCAGGCGGCACTCTGTTGCAGACGGTGACGAAGAACCGCACTTACACCGATTACAAAGACCGGCTGCTGTGCATCGATACAAGCTTCAACAGCATCGGGTTTACTTCGGGCAATGAGGCGTACTACACGGTGCAAGTCTACCCGTCTGGGTATGCGGGCAAGGCAAGCGAAACCATGCGCTTTAACCTGTGGTCGGAGTGCAGCAAGTACGATCCGGTAACCCTTCACTTCCTGAACACCCTGGGCGGGTTCGATTCGTACACCTTCCGTAAGCGCACGGTTCGCACTCTGAACGCAGAGCGCAAGACCTTCGAACAGGATGCTTTCCGCTACACCACAGGTGCATACAACTACGCCAACAGCCGGGGCGGCGTGAGCAATTACAACACAACCCTTACCGAGCAATGGGTATTGAACACGGACTTCCTCACGGACACCGAAGCAGAATTCATCGAGCAGCTGGTCTTTAGCCCTGTGGCATACATGGGCAGTTTCTCAGCACTTGAAAAGGTGACAATGATTACGGCCGACTTTGAGCGCAAGTACAACCGCGACGGGCTGGTGCAGTATTCCATCACCATTCAGCGGGCATTGAAAGACCGGAGGCAGCGTTTATGATGCGGCTATTCATTGAGGGGCGGCAGCTTGACATCGCCGAAAACGAGGCCTTGCAGGTGACACGGGAAATCGCAGACATTCGCGAACCTGATGCGCGGTCTTCCGATTGGAGCAAGACGTATCGCATACCCGGCACGGCGAACAATAACCGCATCTTCGGCCACATCTTCGACATCAACCAAGAGCAGTTGAACACCGGCACGCAATTCGCGCCCGACTTTAACCCGAACAAAAAGGCGGCGGCACTTGTGACCGTGGATGAGGTGGAGCAGGTTCGCGGGTATATGCGCCTGCTGAACATTAACGTAACGCGGAAAGGGGAAATCGAATACGAAGTAAGCGTGCATGGTGTTGCCGCTGACCTGTTCGCGAAGATTCGGAATAGGAAGCTGTCCGAACTTGACCTGTCGGAGTTTAACCACAACCTGAGCAAGACGGAAATCAAAGATAGCTGGAGCCATAACGCATCCGATGGGTACGTTTACCCGATGATAGACCGTGGCAGGCAAAACAAGCCTTACAACGTATGGGGCTGCGAAGACTTTATCCCTGCCATTTTCGCCAAGGTGGTGATTGATAAGATTTTTACCGCGGCAGGGTACAGCTACACAGCCGATAGCTTCTTTAATTCCGACGAATTCAAAAGCCGCGTAATTCCTTTCCCAAAATACCCTCAGCTTTCCGAGGCCACAATCAACACTTTCGCAGCACGGGCGCGGCGCAGTACGGACGTAGCAGTTACCCTCGGCACGGCGATACCATTCAACGACGATAGCAGCAGCGGTTTCTACGACACAGGCGGGAACTTCAACACTACTACAGGTAAGTATGATTCGCCTTACACCGGCGTATTGTACACCGTTGAAACCTTCATTGACGTGACCGTGACCGGCATCAGTAGCACGCTCTTCCAGCGGCTGCAAGTTGAGTTCGGCGTGTACACCGGCGGCAGGTTGGCTGAAACATTCACCACCGGCCAGTTCACCAATCAGGCGATAATTGGCGGCAATATCACCGTGGAGGCTTTCGGCAATGGGTTCTATACTCTTGCCAATGATGAAATTGAAATCCGGCCTATTCGCATACTTACCTATGACATTACAAACCCGCTGGCAGGATGGCGCACGGCCACCGGCGGAACGGTCACAATCAAAGCCAACAGCACGATTGAAATAAACGCGGCACAGAGCGCACACGTTATCGGGATATTGGTGGACTTCAATTCCATGTTTACCAATGGGGACTGGACACAGGATAAATTTTTGTCCGACCTGATTAAGATGGATAACCTTTACATCGAATCCACCGGCAGGAGCGGTGAGTTATTCATTGCGCCCCGCGAATCATTCTACCGCGATACGGTTGTGCATGACCTGACGCACAAGATAGACCGCTCTCAGCCGCTGACCATCCGGCCAATGGGGGAATTGGATGCTAACCCGTACATCTTCACAATGAGCGCGGGAAAGGACGGCCTGAGTGATGAGTATCAGAAGGCTATCGGCAAGCCATACGGCGAAGCGCGGGTGTTCGTCGATAACGACTTCATCCGGCAGGAAAAGAAGATTGAAACGACCTTCGCGGGCACACCGTATAACCATGCAGGCGGGCAGTTCGTGATTGCCTCGATGGCACAGGACGGCAACAGCGCGGGTGAATTGCGGATGCTGTATTGGAGCGGGAAAATCACGTCTGCGACATGGACGCTTTGTGATGCTGTCGGAACTATTCCCACGGTCGTTCCGCTGAACCCTGAGCAGATTACCGGCGGTTATCCTCACGCGGGGCATTTGGACAGTCCCTTCAGCCCGACAAAGGATTTAAATTTCGGTATGCCGTTTTATGTCAATCTGCCCAAGGGTGTACAGTATCCGAACAATAACCTGTTCAATCGGAATTGGCGGAAATACATCGCGGAAATCACAGACCGAAACAGCCGGATCGTGGAAGCTATGGTGTACGTGAATCCGGCAGACTGGCAGCGGTGGTCTTTCCGTGACCTGTTCTTTTTCGATGGCCAATATTTCCGGCTGAACAAAGTTTCAGATTACCCTATCGGCACGGCAGAACTTACACGCTGCGAGTTCCTGAAAATCAAACAGGGCGCAGCATTCGTCGGAACGACTGGCAAGGTAGGCGGCGGCTATGACCAAGTAGATGACAATAACGACCGGTTCCCGGATTTCCGCAATGGGGTTGATATTCCCCTTAAGCGGTTCGGATGGAATTCAGAGGCCACCGGCACAGGGTTGCGGCCTTCGTTAAAAGATTGGATTGTGACGGTGAACGGCCTGACGCAATCGGACATCGGTGTTCCTTCCACAGGTGATAACTTCCGCGTGGCCGTACAATGGGACGGCGCGGATTGGAATTTAAATCTCATTCAAGAACCATAATGGCAAAAAAGATAGTACAGCCCGTAGAGGTGCAAGCCTCGGTGAAAGGCGATGAATCGGTAAAGAGTTTCCGCGCTCAACTGCGAGAGGCACAGCAGGACGCATTGCGGCTGGCAGAGGCATTCGGCGAGACGGATGCGCGGACACTTGCGGCAGCGGGCAAGGTAGCGCAATTGCGCGATAGGATGGATGACCTCAATGCGACGATTGCGGGCCTGCATCCTGACAGGTTTGAAGCTGTTGCAAATATCACCGGAACACTTGCCAACGGGTTCGCGGCGGCTCAGGGTGCAGCGGCTTTGTTAGGCGGCGAATCTGAAGACCTGCAAAAGGCCATGCTGCGAGTGCAAGGGGCAATGGCATTCGCTCAGGGCATTGCAGGGCTGAAGGATATAAAACTCCAATTTGCGTCATTAGGTAGTATAGTTACTGGCACGGTTTTGCCAGCACTTCAGGCAATGAGGGCGGCACTTGGCACGGCTGGCCTTATCGGTGTTGTTGTTGCCGTAGGGGCGGCCATTGCCTATGTAGTGACTAATTTCAAAGAACTGACCGGCCAACTTTCAGACATGGAACGCGCTCAGGCACGGGTTCGCGATACCATGCGAGAGGCCACAGGCAAAGTTGAAGAACAGCGATTGCAGGTTGAGTTTTATCGCCGCATCATTAACGACACCACAAAAAGCGAAGATGAACGCAGGGCGGCACTTGACAAGCTAAAAGAACTGGTTCCGACATTAACGGATAACGAAATCAACAACGCCAATGCACTTGCCAAAACCAATACGGAACTAAACGACTACATTAAGAACGCAATACTACGGGCGCAGATTGATGCGCTTATTGCAAAACGGGCTGAGAACAACAATAAGATTTCAGAGGCTACAGCGCAGGGTTTAGAGAAATCAGCAACGTTTGCTGACAAAGCTACGGCAGCTTTTAAAGCATTTGCAACCGGCATGAGTTACGATGCGTTCACGCAAATGGAAGCGGCTAACAGCCTCGGTAAATCTATTAACGACCTGACACTTGAAAATGCGCAATTAGACAAACAACTTGAAGACCTTGAATCGCAGTACATAAAGACAGAGGTAACACAGGCAAAGTACAAAAGCGAAACCGAAAAGACCACTGGGAAGGTTAAGGAACAAAGTAAGGAAGTTAAAAAGACTACCGAAGAGCAGGCCAATATGAACCGCAAGGGTGCAAAGACGGCAGAGGAGGCGGCGGCGGCATTTATAGCCTTGGAGGACAAGAAAAACGAGGTCAGGCAAAAAGCATTCATCGACACGAAGAACCTGCAAAAGGATGTCGATGAATGGGAGGAAAAGAACGCAGAGGAATCAATAGAAAGGCAGAAAGCACTCAATCAGAATAAGTTGGATTTGGCTGTGGGCGCAACGCAGTCCATGTTCGAGCTGGTAAATGCACTCACCACCAACAACAACGCAAAGACAGAGGCAGAGCGCAAGCGGGAGTTTCAGCGGGCGAAGGCGTTCCAAATCGCGCAGACGATGGTATCAACCTTTGCAGCGGCTCAACAGGCGTACCAATCGCAAATGCAATTCACGCCGGATTCACCAATCAGGGCAGCGATAGCAGCGGCAACCGCTGTCGCATCAGGATTGGCAAGGGTCGCAGCAATCAAAAAACAGCAATACACACCGGGCGGTCAGGGTTCGCCTGCACCTTCTTCACCGGGCGGCGGCGGAATCCAACGCCCATCCCTGCCGGCATCATCCACACTTGGCGGAGGTTCACAGATGGCGGGCGAATGGAACACCCGCGTATTCGTAACCGAAGGCGATATCACAGGCACACAGCGGCGGGTGAATATGCTGCGGGGGGCATCGGTGATATGAACGGAAAACTGACAGACCTTCAGCGGCGGTATCTGAATAGGTTAGGGCGCGGGCAGGTAGAGCAGCCGACACTATCCGGAGACCTGCTGTCCGACCTGGTTCACGGATGGACGGAGTACACCACGGAGCGGCTGAAACAAAGCCTGCTCAATTCCAAGTTGCCCGGAAACCCTACCTCAGGCCGGGCAAGCATGAGCCTGTTTCAGTCTTTAGATGCAGCGCGGACACGTAAGATGGGCAATGAGGTGCGCGGCGCGATTAATGCGAATGATTATTACCAATGGGTAGACGGTGGGCGCGGGCCAACGCGCAACCGTGGGAACGGGCAGTTAGTGCCGGCCTTGCAGGATTGGATTGCCTCAAAGGGGATTCAGGTAAGGCAGAGCGCGGCGGAATCTTCGCAGACGGTGATGGAGCGCAACAAGTCATTGGCCATTGCCATTGCCCGTAAAATCCACGCGAAGGGTTACAAGGGCAATCAGTTCTTTTCCAAGGTCATCAACCAACAGACCTTCGACGAATTCAGCGAATACTTAGGACAGGCGATGGGGCAGCAGATTGCTACCTCGTTCCAGATCCTGAGCCAAAATCGCGACAGATAGCCCTTCCGTACATTATAGGTAGTGGACAACGTTTACTACTTAGAAATCGAAGACGGGGACGGCCTGACACAGGTTAGCCTTGTGCAGTCACCGGCAATAGAAGAAGACTTTCACTTTTTCTCAGCACAGAAAGACCCGCTGGCATTCGCGATTGAATCCGAAGAGCGGCGGCTAATCACAGGCCCGGCCATGATCGCGGAAAAGCCAATTATGCGAAAGTCCGAATCCGGTGAGACCTACTATGTGAAGTTTTCAAAGGAGACCATCCGCAAGGCCGTCAAGCTATGGGCACTCCAAAACAAATACAATGCGGTAAACGCTGAACACGCAAACCCGGTGGGCGGTGTGTACCTGATGGAAAGCTGGGTGACTGATGAAAGCCGGGGCATCGCACCCCCGAAGGCATGGGCAGACGCAGCCGATGGCAGTTGGTTCTTGACTTACTACGTCGAGAATGACCAAGTGTGGCAGGACGTGAAGGACGGCAAGTTCCGGGGCTTTTCCATTGAGGGCTATTTTACGGACAAACCAGCACAGGCGGAAGAAGAAACCATGTCTGCCATCGCCGCCATCCTCGCAAAGTGCGACAATCTCAAATTCGAAACATTATCAGAAATGAGCGCAATCAATAAGTTGAACGAAATCAAAAAGCTGCTGGGCTTTTCCGTAGAGGAAGACGCACCGGCAAGCGAAGTAAAGTTCGCGGAATCCACCCTCGTGGATGGTACGGTTATCCGTTTCCCGGGCGAAGAAATCGCCATGCTGGGCGTAGGCTCGGTGTTGGAAGTACAGACTCCCGAAGGTGACTTCGTACCTGCCCCGGATGGAACGCACGAAACCGCAGAAGGCTATCTCGTTACCACCGAAGGCGGCATCGTGACCGAAATCGTGGAGAAAGCACAGGAAGAAGCACCCGCTGAAGAAATGGAAGTTGACCAGTTCGCCGCGATCCGCGAAGAGTATTCTGC